AGCAATATCTCTTTCTATTCTATAAAGTTCTTGTTTGTCTGTTTTATCTACTTTTTGTAACTCTTGTTGGGATTTGATCATTTCTTTCTTGACCTCTACCCTTTCACTATACATTTCATCGATAATTTGTGGGAATACCCCTTTTTTGTCAATTCTAAAATATTGACCATTGGCACCTAATGCTTTACCATGATTATCCATATTTGATGGATTGTTAAGTATTTCATCTACTGATGTGCTTATAAATTCACCATCTGATATTGTTTCAGGTGACATATTATATTGCATAATGATAGAAGGATATAGGGAGTTAAGATCGAAGCTAACTACCCAATCATGTATCCCGACTTGTGGTTCTTTTACATAACCACCAGGATACGGAGATCTGGTTTTATCTTCTTGGAATGGAACTACTACGTTTTCTTGCCATAGCTTACGGAACACAATTGAATCCCAAATTGCAGTTGTTCCAAAGGTATCTTTGTAATTCACCCCACCACGATAAGCTATTGTTACTGCTAATGTGATAAGACCAAGTTTATCTTCTAATCTGTCTACAAGTTCTACATCTTTAATGTTATAGTCAATAAACTTTTGATGATCGTTTTTATACAAAGTATAAAGAGTTCCATGTTCTTCGTAAGAGAGCTTATTCTCTCCTAGTACTACATGAGCAATATGATCTAGTTTATATGATTCTTGTGTACCATATGAATATCCAAACTTTTTAAATAGTTCTAGGTAGTCCATAACAGAAACACCTTGTATTTCATAAGTGGTTTCACGACCTATCATTCTGGTAATATTTCTTTCGTCTACCAATCCCCATGGAGAAAGCTTTCTAGCGTTTTCATCTGAACCAAAAACATTTCTCATTCTATTGACCAAATATGGTATATCGAAAAACTCTACGTTCCAACCAGTAACAATATCTGGGCAATGTGAGGGTAAAGACCAATGGGTGAGAAAAGAGACTAGGAGATCTTTTTCGGTTTCACATTTCTTGTAAACCACACGATTAGTTTTCATTATGGACCTTTCTACATCGTAGTCTCCTAGTCCCCAAACATAATAGGTATTGTCAATATTGTTTTTGATTGTAATTGCCGTAACTTCTTTTGAAGCTTCACCTGGCTCTGGAAACCCATCATCTGAAGCTACCTCTATGTCCAGAGAGGTAACGTTAATTAGATTCCTATCGAATTCTATATCACCTGGAAAATAATCGTTTATAAACCCAGCAACATGCTTTGTGTTTCCGAATATAGATCTTCCAGATATTGATTTGTTTTCATCCACCCATTGCTTGCAATCCCACATACTTTCGAAAGTAATAGGAGCCACAGGTTTACCGTCAATGGATTTCCATTTTGTAGGTTTGGGTGTTGTAACAAAAAGGGTTGGTCCGTATTTAGATTTTCGTTGGACCTTTTTACCGTTTTCTATTCCTCGGTAAAGAATAAAACTTTTGTATCGGGTAACGTTTGTGTAGAAGTTTGCCATAATAAAGTGTATATTATACCACAGTTAAAGAGGTTTGTAAACCCCTTAATTGAAATTATTTTATAAAAGATGGGGGAGTTATTCCTCCCCCGCATGAATCAAAATGAGAGATAGGATAGGTATATTGTTAGTGGTGCCAATGTTAAAGTTGTCACACTTATCATTAATAATCCTAGGGTCTCTCTTACATCATCATATTTTAAGAACACATGTATTAGTTCTTTCATAGTTATCTCCAGTAAATGTTTATTACAATCTACTGGGATTGCTTCGCTGATACTAGCCTTTCAAAAAAGATTTTTTCTTTGACGCCCCAGCAGACCCTATATCGATCTTCCTTGGACGCTTTTCTTCAGGAAGTTCTACTCTGGCATAAACCACGAGTATCCCATCCACAAGATCAGCACCATCTATTACGACAAATTCTGAGAGGCGGAAGCTCTTCTCAAATTTGCGAGATGAAATGCCTTTATACGCATATTCACGTTCATCCTTTTCTACTTCACCAGAGACCCTAAGGATACCATCTTTTAATTCGATATCAATATTATCTCTTGTGAAACCAGCCACTGCTAGTTCAATAAGGAATTTCTCCTCATCGATTTTCACAACATTGTGTGGTGGATAGTTATTATTATTAGATCTAGCACTTGAATGGATTCTTTCGAGATCCTCAAATAAAGTGTCAAATCCTACGAATAGAGAACGCGGTACGTTCAAGTTATTTCTTACTACCATTTTTTATTTCCTCCTATTAGTTAGCAAGGTTAAAATTCGAATCCCGATAATCGGCGATTCAGTTTTATTTATACAGGATCAATCCTTAGATTGAGTATTTCCTATATTATATTTTGGACAAAGTTCCCATTGATTCTTTTCCTTGAACGGAATAACTTTGATTTGTCTCAATGGAGCTACGTCCATAGCTTGGGATTTATCTACTATAGTAACTAATCCCCAATCACTCAAAAGAGTTGCAATAGTATTCCTTCTTTGGATATCATTATCCATTAAGTTTGAAGGTTTACCATCCAACAAAAAGAGTTCTTTAAAGTGTACGATAAAGTATCTGCCTTGTTTATGTAAGATGTGACAAGACTGAAACAGCTTTTGATCTTTGCGTGATGCGACTCCGATACGTGTTAAGGTTTCACGTATTTTCAAAAAGTCGTCTGGTTCATTTAAGGTCACCTCTAACATGTTAGTAGGGGACCAGTTTTTAATTTCGTTGTTTTCTATTTCCACCTTTATAAATCCTTTGTTTCAATTGTTCAATTTGTTCATGACTCATTATTGATAATGCAGATTTAGCCTTTTCATTACTATATCCATAATATTCTTTGATGAGCTCAAGATCTTCTATTTCTTCAGGCTTTGCCCATTTAGAAAATCTTTTACGTTTACTAATTATATTTATGAAAAAATCGAATTGAAGACGGTTGTCAATGTGGTGATTGATGTTCATTTCATTAGCAAAAAGAACCGTATCAGGAAAATACGACATAGTTCTATTTACAAGAAAGGCATTGTATTCTTTTTCTGCTATATCATCAACCATGATATCTTTTTTCGAAAAATTAATTGCGTTTATATATTCAAATGGATTCATTTTCTTTTATATAAATTTTTGCTTGTGTTTCATTGTCAAAGATTCTTTCGTATTTTACTTCTTTATCTTCTAATCGAACGACTCTCCATCTTGTGACTTCTGAATCATACATGACTGGCCACATTTGATATGTTATTGTAGTTTCTTCTACAGGCTCAAGAGTTCCTTTGTGCAGGTTGTGAGTAAATTTTTTCATTTGAATTGAACACTTGACATAATTTCTGTAAAGCATGCCACTAGATTGAGCTCGTGGTCTGCTACAAATGCATTCTTATATTGATAATCTGCTAATATAAGAACAAGCTGAGGAATAGATTTATCCTCTACTTTTTCATTCATTCCATCATATATCTTTCTGAAAACTGAAGCAGGTTCTATATCCATGTTGTTGCTAACCCATTTTCTCATACCCCTAAAGTTTTTTTCCTTTAGTAGTTGCATGATATCATTCATTGCAATATCACTAATTTGAACTAGTATCCCAGTATCTATCTTTCCAGAAACTGAATATCTTTGAACCTCATTAATTGTTCTTCTGAGATCAGGAAAGTATTTAATGATTAATTCTGCAAGTACATTCTTTTCATACTCTATATTTTCATAATCAAGGATGATCTCTAATCTTTCTAGCATTTCAGAAGCTATTGTAGATTTTTCATCTTTAGGTATTTTAAATTCTATAACAGTGCATCGGCTATGAAGAGGTTCTATAATTCTGTTTTTAAAATTACAGGTTAAAATAAATCTGCAATTATTACTAAATTCTTCAATAAACCCTCTAAGTGCAGGTTGAGTTGATTGGGGATTTAGATAGTCTGCTTCGTCCAATATTACAACCTTTACTGATCCTGTTAGGGATACTGTAGATGCAAAGTGTTTAATCTTATTTCTAAGAGTGTCTATTCCGGATTCTTCTGACCCATTAATTAAAATATAGTCTAATCCTAACTCTTGACATAAAGATCTAGCTACTGTTGTTTTACCAGTACCTGCAGTACCAGTGAACATCATATTTGGTAGTTCTTTGTTTTGTATTTGTGACTTGAATGTTTCCTTCAATGATTTTGGAAGGATGCATTGTTCGATTGTTCTGGGCCTATACTTTTCTACCCATAAAAATTCATTGTGTAAGTTTGTCATCTTGATACCTCGTTTGTATCCCATTGTACAACTGTATCTAATCTAAAGCTTCTCCATGCGTTTTTATCAAGTGACCATACTGGAAATGCTTCCATTTCTGTTGGTGAATAATTGATTGATATTGTTATACCATTCTCCTCTAAAATTTGAGGTTGTAGAGTACAAGGCATAATTCTTAATTCGCCTGAATCTATTTTTTTGAATGTTACTGTGACTAGCCCTGTTTGTAAAGCCTCGAGCAATTTGGCTTTTTCATTGTTATCCATAATATATCCTATAATAAAATAAGGGGACTTTCACCCCTTT